CTTTACTCTTTCCTCTAATACACCAATCGTGGTGTGTATATGACCAGTATCGTGGGGCTGTATGAGTGTTTCTAGGTGTTTGATTTCATCTCGTAAATATGTAACATGATTCATCATTCTACTTCTACTCATTGGTATATCCTTTCCGTGATAGACCTCTACATATGCGTCACACTCTGGACAAGAGAGGTTGGTTATAATAGTGTGGTCATCTACAATGTCTTCTAAATCGTGGTCACCACCCCAGATTAATTCGTGATTACATACCCAACACTTCATTATAGGTACTCTGAATGATGAGAAACAGTTGGCGTACTACCACCATTCCACTTCTTCTCTGTTGTTTCTTTATGGATTCTACGTTTACCTTTTGTATCTGTTTCTTCATAATGTTTGATAACAGTTTCCTTGACTAGACGTTTTTCTCCAAAGTCGAATTTCATTTGTTGATTATAATCTTCTTGAATAATACCAGCGTATCCAAATTGTGACATATCTAATGCTCCCAGACTACGATATAGCACCCATTCTCTCTTGCAGAGATAGTGCCTGAACTTCTTGTGATATTGAATGTGGTATTTCCTTGAACCCACCCTTTATATATTCCACCGTGAACATCTGCAAAAAACCTCGCAACTCTATTGTTTCTAAAACGCATAATCCTAGAAAAATGTTGGTTACCTTGATGTGGTTCATCTTCTAGATATATGTCACTACTCATACACCTAACACCTTTCCGACTTGTTTACTGTCGTTAGGAAGTCCACCACCTTGACGTAGATGTTCTTCTACTTGTTCAAAATAGAAAGCTGCATCTTCTTCACCGTACTGTTCTAGAAGTTGTTTTGCAATCTTAAAGAATGTTACTGTCTGCATACCAGAACCATCTCGTAGTGTTGCAGATTTCCATTTACCACTTCGTTGATTACTCATAATATAACTCCTTTAATGATAAGTTGGTGGTTTCATCTCTAAAAGTTTTTTCAAAACTCCAGACCAATACTTTATACCCCAATCGGTTTTATAGTGATAACTCCACTCTAAAGCATTATACGCCCAACCGATACGTTTGTCAAGTAATTCTTCTGTCATTCTTGCATACCTTCCCAATTATCGCAGATACTTCTTAATACCATACCCACATAATCATCATAACATTCTTCACTCTCTGCATATGCATATATCTCATCTACTTGTTCTTGATTTAAGTCTTCAATATCTTCTACTTTATAGTATTCGGATATGTCTTCCCAAACCCAATTATGAGCCATACTTTCCATCTGGTCTTGTAACTTATGCATTTTATTTACTTCAAACGCCATTATTGTTTCTCCTCACATTTATGTAAAATTTGCACCTTCATAACACCAAAACTCATATTTACTTCTTGGAGTTTTTCAAGTGCGACTATACAACCAACTTTTTGGTCAAACTGTTGAACAACAACCCCAGAAAAGTCTTTCTCTGGAGTTGTAAATAGTACTGTTGTAATCAGTAGAAATGTTTTCATAACATCACCTTTTCTTAGGAAATACCCACCTTACTAGTTCAGGCATTTGTGTAATCTCAGTATCGCATGAGTGTAGTACACAATGGCTTCTGAAAATTGCAAACGGTATATTACCTATCTTTTTTGCAGCTTTGAGTGCCTCTTCTAAAGATTTATGTCTACTCACAGTACCAGTTTTCTCACTAAAAACATCATATGTTACTATCATTTTAAACTCGCTTTCTCAAATATTATTGAATTTATTAATGTATCTTCTGCACAACTAATTGCATTTGCAGTATCCTCATCTCCTAATTCAGTTGCAACGCAATGTAATTCTGTTAATTTGTTTAACAATAATTCCATCATTTCTACTTTAGTATCAAGGTCAACAATCTTCATGATTTACTCTCCCTAATTTTTTCCATTCGCATCACTGACGCAATCCACTGTTCAGGCGACATGATATGTGAACCAGTGGTTATCTTCAGTTTTGCTTCTTTGAAACATTTCTTGAGTATGTTACCAAACTCTTTTCCCATAAACATAGATGCAAGTTTGATTACATCTCTACGAAAACCAATGTCGTGGTGCATATTACCACACAAGTGTGCAAATTCGTGTACGATTGTATACGGACAGTTGTTCTCTTTCAATCGCATTGCACCGTACCAAGTTGCTTGACCAGCAGTTGCACCACGAAAGTTTGCTTTCTGAAGTGTCGGTTGTGTGAACCCACCTCTTGAACCTTGTGTATTGTTACACAACTTCTGATAGGTAGCAGACTTTGCAATCTTCTTGAAAAGTTTTTGTGAACCTTTCCAGTTTACAGTTTTGAACCTCGCATCATTTGGAAACAACTTACCATACTTTGCAAGAGCTTTGAACTCTGCATTGTAAGTTTTCTGGCGACCAGAGTCTTTGAAGTTTGCTTTACCAGACTTGATGGTCTTTTGTTTCTTAGACCAATAGTTTGCATATTTGTTTGCATAATCATGAGACATAATCTTACTTGCAGCTTGATATGCATCTGTTCCAGATTGAAAATTCATTTATTTTCCCTTCCAATAGCTGATTGTACTAATTACTGTATTCTCAGCAGCACTGATTGCACTTGCACAGTCATCATCTATTTCTTCTGCATCATAATATGCGTCAGTTAGTTTATCCAATAACTCTTGTAAGAGTTGTAATCTTTTTTCTTTTTCCATTATTAAGACCTCATTGCGACAGCGGCATCAAAAAGTTCTTTCGCACCACTATCTGTAGGGAAACCAACTTCGGTTGCAAAGTCCATAGTACTACAAAACATAACCTCACCAAAGATTTTGTGTGTATCTAGGATATATGCAAGCATACTAGGAGTAGAAGCAGCACCAACTTGGTTACCAGCACCGATATAAACACCGACTCGAGCACCTTCTTCTGCATCAATAAAAACTGTTTCGTGGTGACTACCGTAAACTTTTTCATTTGTCATATTTTTTTCTCTTTCTCTCTGATTACATATATACAGTACCATAGCTTGATAGCAGAGTCAAGTAAAAAATAAAACCCTTGCAAATCAAGGACTTACAAGGGTGAGTTTTGTTGGATATTTTGTTTTTAGAACAAATTTTGTTAAGTGATTCGTTATTTTCGTTCTTTGAGAATACTTTTCATCATATTAGATGCAGTGTGTGTGAAAAAACTAGGTGCAACTGCGTGGATAATTAGTGCTGGTATTACCAACTGTAATCTGACTGCAACCCACAATGCGTGTACCATGTGTTGAAATCCAGTTTCATTTACTTCTTTTAGATGTAGTTTACATTTATTACTTAACATTAACGTCTATCTTTTTTCTTGAGTTCTTTTGCAATCCACTGTCTTGCAGCTGGTTTCTTAGGTTTCTTGGTAACTAGACCACGAATACGTTTGTATACTTTATTGAATACATCTTCACCAGCTTCATTGTTATCAACAATAATAAAATGTCTAGAACCGAATAATGATTGAAATGCACCAATGTTTCTTTGTACACCATTCCACATTTGTTCTACAGATTTCTCTGGTAGAGTTCTTGCTCTTTCTTTGTTTCGTATCTGTGCAACTTCTAGTGAAGTGTTTGCAAAAATCATTGCACACTGATAACCAAGTTGGTCTAACAGTGCTTTCTGTCTACTAATCTTTGCAACGTCTTTACCAGTACCGTCAATGATAATACCAAGTCTACCATCAACCCATAAACCTTGTCTTGCTTTTGTTTTTGCTTTTGACCGTAGACGTATCTCTTGACCTTCATCTGAAAAGATGTCTTCTGGTTTACCTATGTCCAGACCAGCATTTTCTAGGTCTTTCTCGTAGATATCATCTGAATTAACAATCTTCATTCCAAGACCACCAGTGGTCTTCCTCACAACGTAGGACTTACCACTGCCTGGCCCACCAGCAAGAAATATTGCGTTAAATATGTTGGGGTCGTAAACTCCCTCTTGTATTTGGTGAAATGTTTTCATCATTAATCCTTTGTAACAACTGTTTTATGTATTTAGTTTCTTTTTCATTCATAGGTTCAATCTTTCTTTCTTGTCTCTGTAGGTTTGTAAATTTTCTCATTTTCAGTTTTGCTTTATTTGTCATTTCATTCCCTCTTTAACTAGTTGTTGAACATGATATAAGTTGTTGTTACTTTTCTCCTTTATAGTGAAATGGTTTCTGATGTGCCTGTCTCTTTTCCTAGGCTATCAGTATTTGATATACCAGTAGATGGTAATCTGTTACCAAGTCTTGAATCCTTCATGACTTGCATAACTATCTTGTGTTTTAATTCTTTTGATTGTGTGAATACATGACGCAGTGTAGTTACGATAAAATTACCAGACAATTCTTTATCGAAATCTTCATCATCTACATTTGATTGATTGTTAATCTCTAGACCTATTTTATCACCAACTTTAATTGCAGTGTTTCCTGCTATCTCTACATTCATTATAACTCCACCACCAAACTGTTCGATTCTACCTTTACGTCTTTGTAGTGTTCTGTTGAGATTATCACTTTGATATGGGTAATTTTCACCTTCTGAGAATGAGTATCCAGATGCAGTAGATACAACATACAATTTTGTATCTTCATGTTCAGTTATTGATTTATTTAAATCTGGGTCTATAGATTGTGAAATGATAGGTTTACTCTCCCCATTGTCTGGATGAATATCTTTATCAAAGTTACTAAGATAATCATATTTATATGTGTCGAGTTTTTTATTATACACATCATGTGTAATAAGTTTAGAAGTATATGCACCATTACGCATTTGATTTGCAGTATCTTTGACCGAATTAATTTCGTAATTAACAATTGTCTCTAGATTTTTCTGTGGGTCTGAAGTTCCCTTTTCATCTAATTGTCCACCAATACTTTCTCTAAAATACTGTGCAACTTCATCATTACATAAACCATCAAAGGTTCTAAAATGAAATCCTTTTGTAGTTTCGTAAAACAAATATGTTGGTGAACTTACATTTGATGCAGAATTTGAACGCTTCATCAAATGCATTATACAATCAAATGGACGCATATTCGGAAATACTACCTTTACATTATTTGCAGTTTCCTCTTTAAATAATCTTTTAGTGCTTGCAAGATAACTTTTATCTCTTAAAACTTTTTCTAAGATATCTGATGGTTGGCCACTATAAGATTGTGAAACTCTGGAGATATTATCTCTAAATGTTTCTAGTGAAGTAAATTTCAATTCTACCAACTGTGCATTTGAATTCATCTGATTTCTAGAACTAACTCTAGTAATAATCAGTGGTGTTTTAGTAAAATCAATAGTTGTGTCTGGTGATTCTTTTTCTTGTGGTGTTGCAAGTTTTAATATCAATCTTTCCTCTCCAACGATTGGAAAGTTTTTAACGATATTACTTGTATCTGTAAATGTAATTGAACCAGATATCGTTACTGTAAAGATATCTTCGTAAATACTAATTTCTTCAATTAGGTCTTTGATGTCAAATACACTACCAGAGACAGATAGAATTTTACTGTCTTCTAGGAGATATTCGCCTGCAAACTGAATAACACTTTTCGATAACATTATACATTCTCATTAAGTTTTTTATCAAACTCTGAAGCAAATTGACTAATATATTGTGGTTGAATAAGTCTAATTTGTCTTTTTACATCTTGCAATCTATCTTCGTATGTGTAATTAGATACTGGAGTACCAGAATAATCAGTTGTATTCATACCAACATCAATGGTAACAGTTGTGTCACCAGATGTTTGTGTGATTTCGTAGTGATGTATCGCTTGTGGATTGTCATACTTCTCATTAACAAACTCTTCAAATCGTTGTACACTCATAGGCCAGTCTTCATAGTAGTCAACTATATCATTTACAATAAAAATAGTCCAGTGTAAATTTACATCTCCATAATACTTTTGTGCAATCATCTCTGGTGTTTCACCATCTTTAACATCATAATAATCAAAATTTAATATATTGTTTTTAACACCACTTACTATTTTAACTCTACTCATGATATCTTTAACTAGAGTAAGTTCACCATTACCCTTCATATCATAAAAAATTTCTGGAAACATTTCAAAGTATGCCATTAGTAACCCACTCCAATTCTTTCTCTTGTAATAAGTTCGATTTCTTTGAATTGTAAATCTATATTGGTTTCAACTGGTGGAGCGCCAGGCATAGTTTTACCATTGACCGTTTTTTCTGTTGGTCTAAAGAACTGAACTCTCTCACCACCATATGTAACATTACAGCTTTCTAGATATGCAGTGGATATTCTATTTAAGAAAAAGTTTGGTGTTCCATTTTGAAATAAGTAACTGATATCAAATGTTGCTGGGATAATCATGGTTCTAGATTGTGATACGTCTGTTCCCTTGAAACTAGGCGCCATATAGAATCTAAACATTTGAACAATTTTATCTACAGCAAGTGCTTCGTTTTCTGATTTAGGCATACACTTAAATGAAAAAGAAAATGACCTTCTACCAATACCTTGAAATGCTAATTCTAAACGGTCATTTCTAACATATCCTCTGGCTGCATCTTGTACTGCACCAATACCACTTAAGCCTGGAATTGAGTCTAAAGTACCTCTTACCATTCCTTCCATAAAAGATTCTCCTGCTTGTGAACCTTTGATTTTATCTCTTGCTTTTGTTACTTCATCCATCATTCCCTTAGCAAACTCTGCTGGTTTATCAAATGCGTTTGGAACATTAGCATCTAATAAACCTTGAGCCGCAGTTGCAAGTGAACCAATCTCTACTTCACCATATTGTGCATTAGTACCAACGCTAACTTGTGCAGGCATATACATTGCAATAGAACTTGCAAGTCTTCTTGTTGGTGCTCTTTTTAAAGATGCAGTAGATTTACCTTGAAGTTGGTCAAAATATTGATTAGGAGAATTATTTACTTCACCAGAAGAGCCAGGCGGGCCTCTTCTTATTGACTTACCACCAGAAAAGTTAATGTTTGCATTTGTTTGTTCATTGATGTTGAATAAGACCATATGTCCTTGGTCTTCACTACCCAAGTCTTCTGGATAGGATACCATCTCACCTTCATATGGATTTATTCTACCAAATCTATTTGCACTAGATGGCAATACAGAACCACGATTTTGAGGTAAGCCAGGCGTGCCACCAATTGCATCTGAAATAAAACTTCTTGCTCTATTTACTACTTGATTGACGGCAAAATTTGCGATTTCTTTTCCCAATGACATCTGATGAATCTTCCTTATAAATATCCTAGTTACATACTATTTAGGTGAATAATCATGGCATACCGTGGAAGATATATACCAACCCAACCAAAAAAGTATAAGGGTGACCCTTCTAACATTATTTATAGAAGTTTGTGGGAAAGGAAGTTTATGGTGTATTGTGACCGTAATGATAAGATAATGGAATGGGGTTCTGAAGAGTTTTTCGTTCCTTACCGTTCACCGTTAGATGGCAAATTACACCGATACTTCCCAGACTTTTATGTGAAGGTAAAAACACCAACTGGTAGTAAAAAGTGGGTAGTTGAAGTCAAACCTAAAGCACAATGTAAACCCCCCAGAACACCAAAAAGAAAAACTAAGAAGTATCTAAATGAGGTTCGTACTTGGGCTGTCAATGATGCAAAATGGAAACACGCAATAGAGTATTGCAAGGATAGAAATATGGAGTTTATCATCTTAACAGAAGTTGAATTGATGATATAAATAATAGTATGGCAGAAGAAACTTATTTTGATAAAATCTCAGCACAGATTAAAACTGGCACCGAACCATATTCATGGTATCGTAATCGTATTAAGGAACTTGGTACTCCTAATACGGCAGAACTTTTGCGTTCTGGGAAACTTAACAAACAACCTACACCTCGTCACCTAAATATGTTTATCTATGCACCAAAGTTTGCAAAGACATTACCATATTATGATACATTTCCACTTATAATGTACTTGAAACCAGCAAAGGGTGGGTTCTATGGATTAAACTTCCACTACCTACCATATGCACTAAGAGCAAGACTTTTAGATGCAGCTGGTCAAGACAGATTAAGTGTTAGTGCAGTTGAAGGAAGTAGATTAACTAAACCTACTATTAAACGATATTTGTATGGGTATTTAAGGTCAATGTGTTTAAAGATAGAACCAGAAGATAATTTAACTGCGATTATGTTACCAGTACAAAGGTTTAAGAAAGCATCAGATACAAAAGTCTGGGGCGATTCTAGGAAGATGATTTAATGGCAAAATTTAACTTTTCAAATGTTCTGGGTGGTGCAGTATTTGGTTCTTTAAATGCGTTCTTACAACAAGGAGCATCTAAAGATGGATATGCAAAAGCAAATAGGTATGAAGTAGTAATTAATTTACCATCTGGAGCTCCATCAACTGGTGAACTCGCTGGAGATGATGCAACTATAGCTGGTGTTAGACAGTTATTGTCTAGTGAAACTGCAAGACGTATATCATTTCGTTGTGATAGCATTTCTATTCCAGGCAGAAATTTAAGAACACAAATGAATAGTAATATCTACGGCCCACCCCATGAGGTTGTCCAAGGTGTTACATATGCAGAAGTTCAAGCAACATTTTATGCTGGGTCTGACCTTGCAGAAAGATATTTCTTTGAACAGTGGCAAAAAATTACATACAATACAAGAACACATAATATAAATTACTACAAAGAATATGTTGGTTCTGTAGATATCTTTCAATTGAATGAACAAGATGAAAGAATGTATGGTATTAGACTTGAAGAGGCTTTTCCAAAAACAATCGGAGAAATAGCATACGGTCATGGTAGTTCAAATACCATAAACAAAGTAACTGTAGCATTTTCTTACAGAAAGTTTAGAAACCTTGCAAGTGAGGGTGATTTGGGTGGTGAAAGAAAATCACTTGAAGATAATCTATCAGATATCTTCAAAAACACTATTAGGACACAACTCCTATCTAGAGTTCCACCAGTATTGAGGCGATTATTTTAATAATTAATATAGGAGAATAAATTATGAATTTGCCCGTGTTGAATACCCCTAACCATGAGATGGCAATCCCATCAACTGGTGAAAAGGTAACATATAGACCGTTCTTAGTAAAAGAACAAAAAATCTTAATGATGGCTCAAGAATCATCTGATGAAAGTAATATGATTAGAGCAATTGGTGATATAGTTAATTCATGTACATTTGGTAAAATAGATAGACCACACGATATGCCAACTTTTGACTTAGAATATATGTTTCTAATGATAAGAGCAAAATCTGTTGGTTCTGATATTGAACTAAAAGTTACTTGTCCAGATGACGGAGAAACAGTTGTAGACCATAAAATTAATCTTGATGAAATCAAGGTTCAACATACAGAAGGTCACACTAATCAAGTTATGTTAACTGATGATGTTGGTGTTGAAATGAGATATCCAACTATGGATATGGTTCGTGGATTTGCACTAGAAAATGCAAAACAGACAGAGTTAAGTTTTGAGTTGATTAGAAAAACTATTAAAACTGTTTTTGATAAGGAACAAGTATATGATGATATGGGTGCAAAGGATTTAGATGTTTTTATTGAACAGATGAACACTGAACAATTTGAAAAAATATCAAAATTTTATGAAACTATGCCTAAGTTATCGCATATGGTAAAAGTTACTAATCCTAACACTGGTGTTGAAAGTGAAATTAAACTTGAAGGACTGCAAAGTTTTTTAGAGTAGCCCTTTCACATGATAGTTTAACGAACTATTATAGAACCAACTTTAATATGGTTACACATTATAAGTATAGTTTGAGTGAATTAGAAAATATGATGCCATGGGAAAGGGAAATATATGTTGGACTTATGTTACAATATATAGAAGAAGAAAAAATGAGAATAGAACAAGAGAGGAATAGGTAAATGGCTGCACAAAAGAAACTAGAAAAAGATTCTGAATATGCACATTTAGATAAAGACGGTGATGGTATCGTCACTGATGAGGAGCTCGCTATGGATGAGAAAATGCTTCGCCTTCAAGACTTGAAGAGCGATATTGAAAATGAAGATAAAAAGGCGGATGCACAAAGAAATATGGCTTGGTTCGCTTTATTTGGGATGTTACTTTATCCTTTTGCAGTAGTACTTGCATATTTTATTGGACTAGAACAAGCAGGAAAAGTGTTAGGTGATATGGCTGCAACATACTTTGTATCAGTTGCCGCTATCGTTGCAGCTTTCTATGCAAAAGAAGCAATCGCAAAAAAGTAGAGAAGTAAAATGGCACAAGATTTAGCAGGAGTTATTAATCAACTTAGAAGCAACAATGAAGAAGAGAGAACTAGAGATTCTAGTACTAACAAAAACATTGCAGAGTCTAGGAGACAAAATACAGAGGCGTTAGCATCTCTCGCTAAAAACTTGTCCGAACAATTTGTAACTGTTGTCAGAACAACAGACCAAGAAAAACAACAAAGAGAAGCAGAACAAGAGAAAAATGCAACGAGGGTTGCTGCTGGTGAAAAGGCTTGGAGAACCAGACAAGAAAATGCACAGAAAAAGAAAGATGGTCTAGCGTCTGCAAATGAAGAAAATCAAAATCGTATGATGCGAGTGTTCACTAATTTGGGTGCTGGTATCAAAGGTCTGAATACCAAGTTTGGTAGTTTTGCAAAAAGTTTTTCCGATAGTATCAAGTCAAAAGTAAAAGGTGGACTTGGTGCAATGATGGATGTATTTAAGAAGTTTGCAATGGTGGGTGCATTAGCAGCTTTACTTGCATTTCTTAATAGTGAAATGTTCAAAACTTTAAAGGAAAAGTACATAGACCCACTGACAGAATCTTTTGGTAAACTATTTACTGCACTTGGAAATTTTAAAGATGGTATTGATAAAATCAAAAATAACTTCTATGATGAAGAAGGAAACTTTGATTTGTTTGGTGGTATCAGTAAATCTTTACAAGATATTAAAGACCTACTGAAAGACACTGGACTTGCACTTGCAGTTGTTGGAACATTGTTGTTTCGTAAAAAATTATTATCCATGGCTGGTTCTGCCGCTGGTGGTTTGATGAGATTATTTACAAATGGAACAATGTTTAATGATGAAATGACTAAAACTAATAATAAAATGTCCAACAAATTGAAGAATTCTAAAAGTCGTGGAATATTCAGAAGAGGACTAGGTGGTCTTACTGGTAGATTTGGTAGACTGTTTAGATTTTTTGGTACAAAAAGAGGTCTTGGAGCATTAATAATAGGCGCTGGTGCGGCTATGGCAACTCAAATTGATTTTCATAAAACAAAAGGATGGCTTAGTGATACTGCAGCTGGTGTAGGTGCTAAATTTAAAGGTATGTTCAACGCAGTTGGTGACCTTGGTAAAAGTGTATTGAAAAATGCTGGTGAGATGGGTGGTAAAGTTACAACTGCAATTGGGTCTGGTATTCTTTCTGCAAAGGGTGCTCTTATGTCTGGTTTTGATAATATGTTTGGTGCATTGAAAAATCTAGGTTCTGGAATAAAAGACCTTGCTGGTAAAGCTGCTGGTAAAGTTAAGTCAGTGCTTAGTGCTACTGGAGATGATATTGATGGTAAAAAGAAAACACCAAAAAGACCAGAGGAAATAGAAGCAGAAAAGAGAAAAGCTGCACAAAATGATACAGAATTAAAAAAGAAACAAGCAGATAATCTCGAAAGAATGAGACAAGAAAAAATTGCCGCCGATGAAGAAGCAAAGAAAAAGAAAAAAGCAGATGCTGATTATAAAAAGAAAATGGATGCCTTTAAAGATGCAGATTTAAAAAGTAGAAAGGCTATTATTCCTAAAATTGCATTAGACTCGAAAAAACTTGGAAAAGAAGTTGTAAAAGCAACTGCAAGATTTAGTACAAAGATGGTGCCACTTCTTGGTGCTGGATTTGGTATATTTGAAGCTGGTAGAAGATTACTTCAAGGAGATTTGGTTGGTGCTGGGTTAGAAGCTGGTGGAATATTAGCACCATCTGCTACTGGAATACCTATTGATGCAACTTTGATGGGTAGAGATGTATATCAAGGTATGTTTGGAACTCAATATGAGGCAGACTTAGCAGCAAACCCAACAGTTGCAAATGCAAGAATGGCTCAAATTAAAGATGCAATAATGAAAGCGATTACTCCAGAGAAAACTGCATCTGATGGTGCAGGCGTTACACCAGCACCGTCTGGTGGTACATTGCAGGGGCCAAGTGTTGTAGTTAACAAAGGTGGTGATGTGGTTAATGGTGGTGATACAAATATCGGTATAGTCGGTATGCGTGACCTATCACATGGTGGTATGAGAATGGGTTACCGATAATCACTTCGTTGCGTTATTTAAACTATCAATAATATCATCAATATTCGGTTCTTTACCGCCTGGGTCATATACACATTGATATGATGAAGGACAGTTATCTTCGTACATTAGTTTAAATGTCTGATTACCCCCAACGTAAATACAAGCTTGTCTACCAGTATACTTTGACTTCACTCTTTTCTTGAGTCTACAAGTCGTATACTTTTTATTGTCAATAAGACCCTTTCTCAACTTCTGTTGTTGAGTCCAGTTCTCACTTGGTTTTGGTAGGTCGCAAGTAAAACAATAACCCCAAATGTCTGCGAACACTGGGGTTGTAAATAATATTGTTGCGATAACAACAATGAATTTTAACATGGGTTAGTAAATACCCCCACCTCTGTTTGCATACCATATCCAACCCAAACCAATTAAGAAACCAGCGGTTACTAATACTAGAACAATAACACCTATTACTTCCATAATCTGTCTTCTTCTTTCTTGTTGGTCATAGATTGCTTGTTGCCGTTTCTTACGAATGTCTGCTTCTGTACGCAAGAGCTCTTCCCAAGCAGATGGGCCTCTTGTCCAAGAAATTAACTGTTTTAACTCATTTCTCATATCTTCTGCTTTTTTCTTAGCCATGAAGATTTGCATTGCTTCTTCTTCAACAGAACCAGCATTAAAGATTTTCTTAAATATAGGAGGTTTTTTGTTGTACTCATCTGCCTTCTTGATATCGCTAACAGCGCCCATCCAGCGTGACAAATCACTTGCCATAGATTCAACTTCACGCCCAGCGGCAAATCCTGCTTTAATTGTGTTGAAGGCGCCAGTTGCAGCTGAAACTGCGGCTACGATTTCTATCATTGATTAGTACCTCCCACTCCCTCATTAAGTATTTATAAGAACTGGAAGTAAGAATGAATCTTAATTAACGATTTGCAAGTGGATTATCTAAAGATTTCTGAAGTTTCATATTTAATTCATCTTCCAGTGATTGCAACTCTCTTTTGACATAACCTTCCATACCATCAATCTTATCATTGAAACGATTGTTTGCATCTGAAATTGCATCTCTAGTTTCTTTCTTGGTTCTGTCCATTAATTCAGTTGCCTCATCTTCTAACTGGTCAATATCATTTTCTACCTTTTCCAGTAGTTTCTCTGTACGAATGATTTCATCTCGCAAATCATGTTTAGTGTCACGCATCATAT